TGCAGCAACTACCGCCGTTCCCGGGCGAGCAGCTGGTGATCGAGATGATCGCCAGTTACGGCATGCCGGTGGGGCGGGAGGTGTTCGAGACCTGCCTGTGGATCGGCCGCTTCATCCAGGCCGCCGGCGGCGCGGAGCTGGTCTACCGCCGGGACGTGAAGCTGCACCTGTGCGGCAGCGCGCGCGCTAAGGACGCGAATATCCGCCAGGCCCTGATTGACCGCTTCGGCCCTGGTCGAGAGAAGGCGATAGGAATCAAGGCCCAGCCCGGTCCGCTGTACGGGTTCAAGCGGGACATGTGGGCGGCGCTGGCGGTCGCAGTCACCTACGCCGACGCGCAGAGGTACGCCATTGCGGGTTGATTGGTTCCGCGTGCTGACCGACCTGCAGCGGGCCGGCTACTCGCTGGCGACGCTGCAGGAGCTGACCGGCATCTCGCGCTCGACGCTGGGGCGTTACCGTTGCGGCGCCGAGCCACGGCACGCCGATGGCGAGCAGCTGCTGGCGTTCTGGTGCCAGGTGCAGGGGCGGGAGCGCTACGAGGCCCCGCAGCGACGCAGCGCGCAGCCCTTCGCCTGAAATCATCCCGAAAACGGGACGGCACTCTGGCTTACAGTTCCCCGGAACAACGCTAACCCTCGGCACAACCGGGTTGATCTATGGGCGATTCGGGGAAACGCAAGGGCGGACGGCCCACCAAGTACGACCCCGCCATGTGTGAGCGGGTAGTCGAGCTGATGCGCGACGGCGCCAGCAAGGTCGAGGTCTGCGCCGAGCTCGGCATCGCCTTCCACACCTTCCTCGCCTACCAGGAGCGCCACCCCGCCTTTGCCGATGCGGTCGCCTACGGCCAGCTGCTCAGCCAGGCCTGGTGGGAGAAGCACGGCCGGCTGGGCGCGATCGGCCAGATCCCGATCAATCCGGCGACCTGGATCTTCAACATGACCAACCGCTTCCGGGACGACTGGAAGCAGCGCCACGATCACACGCACAACGGCCACCTCACCCTGGAGGAGCTGGTTACCGCCTCCCGCAACGGCAGCGACGAGGGCACGCCATGAGCGCGCTGGCCCAGGCTGCCAGCCAGATCGCCACCTGGCGCCGCTACCCGGCGCAGATGGTGCACGACCTGTTCGGCGTGGAGCCGGATGCCTGGCAGCTGGACATGCTCACCGCCTTCGCCTCGCCCGAGCCGGAGCATCGGCGCATCGCCATGCAAGCCTGCGCCGGCCCCGGCAAGAGCGCCGGCCTCGCCTGGTGCGGCTGGAACTTCCTGCTCTGCCACGGCGACACCCGCGAGCACCCCAAGGGCGCGGCCATCTCGGTGACTCGCGACAACCTGCGCGACAACCTCTGGGCCGAGTTTTCCAAGTGGCAGCAGCTCTCGCCGCTGCTGCTGGAGCTGTTCGAGTGGACCAAGGAGCGGATCAGCGCCAAGCACCACCCGGAAACGTGGTGGCTGTCGGCGCGCAGCTTCGCCAAGACGGCCTCGCCCGAGGAGCAGGGCCGCACCCTCTCCGGTCTGCACTCGCAGTACATGCTGTACCTGATCGACGAATCCGGCGACATCCCGCCGCAGGTGCTCCGGGCCGCCGAGCAGGGCATCGGCAACACGGCGTTTGGCAAGATCCTACAGGCCGGCAACCCAACCAGCCACACCGGCATGCTGCGCTCTGCGGCGACCCAGCTGCGCCACCAGTGGAACGTGATCCAGATCACCGGCGATCCGGACGACCCGAAGCGCTCGCCGCGCATCGACATCGAGTGGGCGCGACAGCAGATCGCCAACTACGGCCGCGACGATCCGTGGGTGATGGCCTACATCCTCGGCCAGTTCCCGCCCGGCGGCCTCAATGCGCTGCTGAGCCCGGACCAGGTCGAGACGGCCATGGACCGCCACATCCCGGCCGACGTCTACCAGCACAGCGCCAAGATCATCGGCGTCGACGTGGCTGACGAGGGCGCTGACCGCACCGTGCTGTTCCCGCGCCAGGGGGCGGCCGCCTTCGCGCCGGTGGTGATGCGCTCGGCCAAGGGCTCGGAGGTCGCCGCCCGCATCGCCCGCGCCTGGGAGCGCTGGGACGCCGACGCGATCCTGATCGACGACACCGGCGGCTGGGCCGGCCGGGTCATGCAGTGCCTGGACGACGCCGGCATTCCCTACATCCCGGTCAACTTCAGCGGCAAGGCACTGGATCCCCGCTACGCTAACCGCCGCGCCGAGATGTATTTCGAGGCCGCCGAGTGGGTGAAGCAGGGCGGCGCCTTACCGCGCACCGACATGCAGCTGCTGGCCGAGCTGACCGAGCCGACCTATTCGTTCAAGGGCGGTCAGTTCCTGATCGAGCCCAAGGACAAGCTCAAACCGCGCCTGGGCCGCTCGCCGGATCTGGCCGACGCCCTGGTGCTCACCTTTGCCCAACCGGTGCAGCCGAAGCCGCGCGGACTCGCCGCCCTCACCGCGGCCGACCGCAGCCGCGGCGACTTCGACCCCTGGGCCAACGCTGGAGGTCTGCACGCATGAGCCTGTATTACCGCGCCGAGCCCGTCGCCCGCGTCTGGGGCGAGCTGCTGCCGCTGCTGGAGGCGCATTACCACGAGGTGGCGCACTACCAGGACATCCCGCTGTGCCCGGACCGGGAGCGCTACGAGGCGGTCGAGGCCAACGGCATGCTGCGCCTCTACACCGCCCGCGACGATGCCGGTGCACTGGTCGGCTATGCGGTGTTTTTCGTGCAGACCAACGCGCATTACGCCACCAGCCTGCAGGCGGTGCAGGACGTGCTGTTCGTGCACCCGGACTACCGCGGTCACCGCGACGGCGCCCGCCTGGTCGCCTGGTGCGACGAGCAGCTGCGCAGCGAGGGCGTGCAGGTGGTCTACCAGCACGTCAAAGACACGCTCGACTGGAGCCCGCTGCTGGCGGCGCTCGGGTACGAGCGCATTGAATCCATCTGGGGACGGAGGCTCGACTAATGGCAACGTCAGCAGCAATTGCGGTGGTGGGTGCCGTCGCGGGGTATGGCGCGTACGAGACCCGCGAGGCACGCAAGAACGCCGAGGAAGAAGCCAAGCGGCAGGCCGAGCTGGCCGAGCAGCAGGCCGCCGAGCAGCGCAAGGCGCGCGAGCAGGCGCCCACCGATGCCGACTCGGCGGCTGCCCGCCAGCGCCGGCGTGGTGCTGCCGGCGTCTCCCGCAGCGACACCATCCTGACTGGCCCGCTCGGCGCGCAGGGTGCGGCGCCGACTGCGCGCAAGACCCTGCTGGGGGACTAGGGTGCGCTATCTGCGTCAAGTCGCTGCCGGGCTGGATACCGGCCCGCTGCTGGCCGAACTGGCCGCGCAGCCGGCGCTGTGGCGCGAGCTGACGTTCCGCCAGGCATTCCCGGGCAGCGCCCACCGCGATACCGAGTGCATCTTTCTGCGCTGGTGCACCGAGGCGGTCGACCCGGCGGCGGTGTTCTTCTCCACCGAGGCGGTCGACTACCCGGCCCTGGCAGCGCTGCCCGCTGCGCAGCCGCTGATCGACGCGCTGCTGGCAGCGGTCGACGCGGAGGCGCTGGGCCGCGTGCTGCTGGTCAACCTGCAGCCGCAGGGCGAGATCACGCCGCACATCGACGAAGGCGCCTACGCCGATTACTACGACCGCTTCCATATCGCGCTGGCCAGTGAGCCCGGTAACGCGTTCACGGTCGGTGCTGAGACCGTACACATGGCGCCGGGCAGCGCCTGGTGGTTCAACCACAAGCGCGAGCACACCGTCCGCAACGGCTCGGCCGTGCCGCGGCTGCACCTGATCGTCGACGCGGTGGCGCCGACCTACCGCGCCCTGCGCAACCTGGACGGAGGCGCCGATGGCCGCTGAGCGCCGCCAAGCGGACGAGTCGCCGCGCCAGCGCATGCTCTCGCTGCTGGCGTCGCTCGACCTGGACCTGGCGAACTGGAGGGGCCAGTGGCAGGACGTCGAGCAGTTCATCGCGCCCGGCGCCGCCCGCTTCAGCCTGAGCGAGCACAACCGCGGCAAGAAGCGCCGGCAGAAGATCGTCAACAACAGCGCCACCGTGGCCAGTCGCATCTTCCGCGCCGGCATGCACTCCGGTATTACCAGCCCGGCGCGGCCGTGGTTCCGGCTCGGTACCGGCGACCCGACGCTGGACGCCTACGCGCCGGTCAAGCGCTGGCTGCACGTGGTGGCGCAGAACATGCGCACGCTGTTCCTGCGCTCCAACCTCTACAACGGCCTGCCTAGCCTGTACGGCGACATCGGCGACTTCGGCATCGGCGCGGTCGCGGTGCAGGAGGATCTGCGCGACGGGCTGCGGGTGTTCAACTTCCCGGTCGGCAGCTACCGGGTGGCGGCCAACGGCGACGGCCGGATCGACACCTTCATCCGCCCGCACATGCTGACCGTGCGGCAGATCGTCGACCGCTACGGCCGGCTCGACGAGCGCACCGGCCGCGCCGACTGGTCGAACATCAGCACGACCGTGCGCCACCAGTACGACAGCGGCAATTACACCGCTCTGCACGAGGTGGTGCACGCCATCTGCCCGAACCCCGAGTTCGACCCGCGCCGCGCCGACGCCCGCCACAAGCGCTACGCCAGCTACCACTTCGAGCGCGCCAACGTCGACGACGCGCAGCAGCTGCTGCGCCGCTCCGGCTACGACGAGTTCCCGGTGCTGGTGCCGCGCTGGGAAGTGATCGGCGAGGACGTGCACGGCAGTCGCTACCCCGGCGAGATGGCGCTGGGCGACGCCATGAGCCTGCAGACCCTGGAGCGGCGCAAGGCGCAGGCCATCGAGAAGATGGTGCGGCCGCCCCTGATGGGCCCGGGCGCGCTGCGCAACGCCAAGGTCAGCACCCTGCCCGACGACATTACCTATGTCGACGTGCGCGAGGGCCTGCAGGGGCTGCGGCCGATCTACGAGGTCAACCCGCGCGTGCAGGAGCTGATGCTCGACATCGAGGCGCACGAGCAGCGCATCCACCGCGCGTACTTCGCCGACCTGTTCCTGATGATGGCGATGTCGGATCGCCGCCAGATCACCGCCCGCGAGATCAATGAGCGGCACGAGGAAAAGCTCTTGATGCTCGGCCCGGTGCTGGAGCGGCTGAACGACGAGCTGCTGGACCCGCTGATCGACCTGGCGTTCCGGCTCATGCTCGCGCAGGACATCGACGGCAACCTGGTGCCGCCGCCGCCGCAGGAGCTGGAGGGCCGCGAGCTGCGGGTCGAGTACATCTCGATCATGGCGCAGGCGCAGAAGCTGGTAGCGATCGGCGGCATTGAGCGCTTCAGCGGCTACGTCGGCAACCTGGCCGGCGTCGACCCGACCGCGCTCGACAAGGTCAACATCGACAAGGCCATCGACGTCTACGCCGATATCACCGGCGTCGACCCGGAGCTGGTGCGCTCCGACGAGGAGGCCGCCGCCATCCGCGAGCAGCGGGCGCAGGCGCAGCAGCAGGCCGAGCAGATGGCGGCCCTGCAGCAGGGGGCGCAGGGCGCCAAGCTGCTGTCCGAGGCCGACACCAGCGGCGATAACGCGTTGACCCGACTGCTGGCCAGCGCCGGAGCGCCGACATGAGCAAGCGTAGCCTGGTCAAGAACGCCGGCGACGCCGAGCAGGTGAAGGCCGCCGAGCGCACCGAGCGCCGGCAGCGCCAGCAGCGCACCGCCGATCTGCGCGAGATCATGGCCACCCCGCACGGCCGCCGCTTCGTCCGCCATCTGGTGCTCGACGTCTGCGGCCTGCAGCGCTCCAGCTACCTCAACAACATCAGCGGTCGCGGCTCTGACCCGGTGTTCCACGAGGGCCAGCGGTTCGTCGGCGCCACCGTCTACGACCAGGTCGCCGCCGTCTGCTTCGAGCAGTGGCTGCTGGCCGAGGCCGAGGCCTACGAGGCCATCACCAAGCAACAACGACACGAGGATTCCAGCGATGCTAGCTGACACCCTGATGACCGCGCCGGGCACCCCCCCAGCGGCAGACAGCGCGCCGGCACCCGCGAGCGAGACGCCGACCGGGACCCCTCCCGCCGACGGCAGCACGCCCGCGACCCCGGCACCCGCAGCACCGGCCACCCCGGAGAGCGGCAGCACGCCCGCAGCAACCGGCACCGACGGCGACACCCCGGCGGGCGACAAGCCCGCGGACAAGGCCGCCGACCAAGTGCCGGAGAGCTACGAGCTGACACTGCCGGAGGGGTCGCCCCTGGATCAATCGGCGCTGGAGAAGACCGCGAGCTGGGCACGCGAGCGGGGACTCTCCAACGAGCAGGCACAGGCCGCGCTCGAGTACGCCAACGACCAGGCGCAGGCACGGGACGCACACCTTCGCGCGGAGGTAGAGCGGCTGGCATACGAGGAGTGGCCGACGCAGCTGCAGGCCGACCCGGAGTACGGCGGCGAGAAGTTCGACCAGACGGCCGAACACGCCCGCCGCGCTCTGGCCAAGTTCGGTACGCCAGCGCTGTCGCAGGCGCTCAAGGACACCGGCTATGGGAACCACCCGGAGCTGGTCAAGACTTTTGCGCGCATCGGTAAGGAGCTGGCCGATGACCGGCTCGAGGGCGGTGGCCAAGGCGGCACCGGCTCGCGGTCGCTGGCCGATCGCCTGTTCGGATAACAACGCATTCAACTAACGGAGGCCACCATGGCTAACCCCACTCTGCTCGACGTTACCAAGCGGCTCGACCCGGACGGCAAGGTCGCCGCCCTGGCCGAGGTCCTGAACGAGTCCAACGAGGTGTTGGACGATATGCCGTGGGTGGAGGGCAACCTGCCCACCGGGCACCGGCTGTCCATCCGCACCGGCCTGCCTGAGCCGACCTGGCGCAAGCTCAACTACGGCGTGCAGCCGACCAAGAGCACCAGCCGCCAGGTCGACGACGCCACCGGCATGCTGGAGGACTACGCCGAGGTCGACAAGGACCTGGCCGACCTCAACGGCAACACCTCGGCGTTCCGCCTCTCCGAGAACCTGGCCCACATCGAGGGCATCAGCCAGGCGCTGGCGCAGGCGGTGTTCTACGGCGACTCCAGCATCCACGCTGAGCGCATCATGGGCCTTGCGCCGCGCTTCAACACCGGCGATACCGCCTCGGCCGCCACCGCCGAGAACGTGATCGACGGCGGCGGCAGCGGCTCCGACAACACCAGCATCTGGCTGGTGGGCTGGGGCGAGAAGGGCGCCTTCGGCATTTACCCCAAGGGCAGCCAGGCCGGCCTCAAGATGGAGGACAAGGGCCAGGTCACCCTGGAAGACCCCGACGGCGGCCGCTACGAGGGCTACCGCACCCACTACCAGTGGAAGGCGGGCCTGTCGGTGAAGGACTGGCGCTACGTGGTCCGCATCGCCAACGTCGACGTCACCGCGCTCACCAAGAACGCCAGTGCCGGCGCCGATCTGGTCGACCTGCTGGTGCAGGGGCTCGAGCGGATTCAGGGGCTGGTCGGCGTCACCTCGGTGTTCTACTGCTCGCGCACCATCCGTTCCTACCTGCGCCGGCAGATGCTCAACAAGGACAACGTGCTGCTCAGCCTCGACGAGGTGGCTGGCAAGAAAGTGTTGTCCTTCGACGGGGTCCCGCTCAAGCGGGTCGACAAGCTGCTCGACACGGAGGCGGCGGTCACCGGCTTCTAAGCCGGCTCCGCCTCTCTCCTTCGACCGATTACGAGGATCTGACCATGTACGTCGACAAGGACAACGAGTTTTCCGACGACCAGGCGATCACCGCCACCGCCATCTCGGACCAGGTCATCGACCTGGGGGCCGTGCCCGGCGACATCGGCAGCGGTGAACCGCTGTATCTGGTGGTGCTGTGCACCGAAACCTTCACCGACCTGACCAGCCTGACGGTCAGCCTGGAGAGTGCGGCGGCAGCAGCGCTCACCAGCGCCACGGTCCACGCCAGCCGCGAGGTGGCGGCGGCCGACCTGACCGCCGGCGCCGTGCTGATGAGTCAGTCGGTGCCGTCCGCCGACTACGGCCGCCGCCTGGGCATGCGCTACACGGTGGATGGCACCGCGCCCACCGCCGGCAAGGTGGCGGCATTCCTGACCCATGACCGGCAGGCCTGGCGGGCCTACCCGGCCAACGTCGGGCGCTGAGGCCGACTGACCCGAGGCGAGGGGCGGTAGCCGCCCCTCGCTGAAGGTCGCGACACAGGGAGAACAGCATGAGCAAAAAACGCACCAACAAGCCGAGCACCGGGGGCAAGGCCACCGCGCCGGCGCCGGTTGCAGATCCGCTGCGCGAGGACGCGCCGGCTGCTGCGCCCCCCCCGGAAGTCGAGCCGTCGGCCACGCCGGAGAGCACGGCGACGGTTCTACCGGAGGCGCCGCAGCGCGAGGACAACTCGCCCGCCGGCAACGCCTCCTCATCCGACACCGAGCGCGAGCCGACGCCGCCCGAGCCGCTGACCGCGGCCGAGCGCGCCGAGCTGGTGCGCTCCGACGAGGAGGTCGCCGCTATCCGCGGCCCGATCCCGGTCCGGGCGGTCCGGCAGGGCTACTACGACCACCTGCGCGAGGTCGGCGAGACCTTTTCGGTGCGCTCCGAGCAGGAGCTGGGCCGCTGGATGCAGCGACTGGACACGGCGCAGAGTTCGGCGGGCGTGCCGGCGGCGGATGGCGACACCGCCCCGGCGGGCGCGGAAGGCAAGGGGCCAACCGGCGAACAGTCGGTCATCTGACCGGCGCTTGGGTCGCCACCGGCTTCTCTCTCCTCCTCTCCGGCCGGTGGCGGCCGTTTTCTCACGAGGCCCGACCAACGGGGGGCAACATGCAACGCATCATCAGCGCCGCCGAAATATTACTGGTCGTCTTGATGCTGGTCTCCGGCGCCTTGGGCGGCTGCACGGTGGCCAGCACCACCTGCTGCGCGGCCGCGCGGTCACTGCCTGGCTGTTCGCCGCCTACGCCTGCATCGGCGCCTTCTTCGGGCTGGTGGCGTTTCTGGCCCAGCACGTGATCGCTACCCCGGCGAGCCTGGGGGGGCAGCTCGGCATCAGCGCGCTGACCGGCTTCGGTGGGGCGTTGCTGCTGTCCGGCATCAACCTCTCGGCCCGCTTCATCCTGCGCCGGCTCGGCGTCGAGATCGTGGTGCAGGCCAACCGTATCGGAGGCGACAGGCAGCCATGGACCTGATCGACATGAAGAACACCGGCACCGACGACAGTGCGGTGCCGGCCGACGGCGACAACAAGCCGGCCTATCCCTGGGGCTTGTCCCTGCATCTCGACGACGAAGTGCTGGCCAAGCTGGGGCTCACCACGCTGCCGGCCGTGGGCAGCCGCCTGCAGCTGCAAGCACGGGTCAACGTGACATCGGTCGGCGAGCACGAGAGCGAGGGCAGCGGCAAGGACCGCAATGTCTCGCTGCAGGTTACCGCGCTGGCGCTGGGCGACGATCCCGATAAGCCGAGCCGCGCCGATGTGATGTTCGGGGAGTAGCGCGCCGTGCCCAGCAAGGCCGAGATCGTCAGCCGAGCCGCCAGCCGTATCGGCGTCTCGCAGCTGGTGCAGGACGTCGAGAGCGAAACCACGCCGCTGGCCAACCAGGCGCGGCTGCACTACCAGCCGACCCTGGAGCGGCTGCTGCGGCTGCACGACTGGCCGTTTGCGACCCGCTGCCTGGCGCTGGCGCTGGTCGCCGAGCGCCCGGTCCACGATTGGGCCTACGCCTACCGCTACCCGACCGACTGCCTGCAGGCGCGGCGGCTGGTCACCGGCATGCGGCCGGCGATGCGCACCATGCCGCCGCCGCCGTGGACGGTCGCCAGCGACGACAGCGGCAAGCTGATCTACACCGACCAGGCCGCGGCGGTGCTCGAGTACACCCGCCGCATCACCGATCCGGTGCAGCTCGACCCGCTGTTCGTCGAGACGCTGCGGCTGGCGCTGGCGCTGGAGTTCGGGCCGGCGCTGGCCAAGGGCGGGCTGGGCGCCAGCCTGCGTCAGCAGATCCAGGGCGAGTACGCGCAGGCGCTCGCCATTGCCCAGGCGGCGGCCGGCAACGAGCAGCAGCCGGACCCGGCGCCCGAGGCAGAGTTCATCACCGCGAGGTACTGAGCATGAGCATCACTATCCCAGTCTGGTTGCTGTACCTGTTCGCCGGCCTGTTTGGCGTGCTGGCGGTGGCGGCCTCGGCGCTGCTGCTGGCGCTGGTGTGGCTCGGCTGGCAGCTGTGCCGGCGGACGCCGGGCTGGTAGCGCGCGATGCCCAGCGTCATTCAGCGCAGTTTTTCCGGCGGCGAGATCGCCCCGGCCCTGTACGGCCGGGTCGACCAGGCCAAGTACGCCTCCGGCTTGAAGGCCTGCGAGAACTTCCTGGTGCAGCGCCACGGCGGCGCGGCCAACCGGCCCGGCCTGCGGTTCGTTGCCGAGACCAAGAACTCCAGCGTGCGCAGCCGGCTGCTCAAGTTCGTGTTCAACGACGCGCAGACCTACGTGATCGAGGCCGGCGACAAATACTTCCGCTTTGTCCGCCTGGGCGGCCAGCTGCAAGACCCGCCCGGCACGCCCTACGAGATCGCCACCCCGTATGCCGCCGCCGATCTGCCGCAGCTGCAGTTCGTACAGAGCGGCGACGTGGTGACTATCGTGCACCGCAACTACGCCCCGCGCGACCTGTCCCGCCGCGGCCATACGGACTGGGTGCTGACCGAGGTGTCGACCGTGCCGAACATCGCCGCGCCCACTGGCGTGAGCGTCAGCGCCGGCGCGAGCGGCAGCAAGACCTACCGCTATAAAGTCACCGCGCTGGCGGATGTCACCTACGAGGAGAGCGAGGCGTCCGTCGAGGCCAGCGTCACGTCCGACACCCCGGGCAGCAGCACCCCGAACGTCGTCACCTGGGACGCCGTTGCCGAGGCCGCCGAGTATTCCATCTATAAGGAGCTGAATGGCGTCTACGGCTACATCGGCACGGCGGTCGGCACCAGCTTCGACGACACCAACATCACGCCGGACATCAGCCAAAGCATACCGGAGCCGCAGGACCTGTTCAGCAGCCCCGGCGACTACCCCGGCGTCACCACTTACTTCCAGCAACGCAAGTTCTATGCCAACACCCTTCTCGACCCCGAGAAGCTATGGGGCAGCCGCTCGGCCAGCTACAAGAACTACTCGACCCGCCGGCCGCTGCAGGCCGACGATGCGCTCTCCGTGACCATTGCCGGCCGCCAGGTCAACGAGATTCGCGCCCTGGTCGACCTCGGCCGGATGGTGGTGTTCACCAGCGGCGTCGAGTACTTCCTCGACGGCGATGCCGATGGCGTGATCCGCCCCGGTTATCACTGGCCGCGGGCGCAGACCTACAACGGTAGCGGCTGGCTGCCGCCGCTGGTGGTGGGCGATACCGCCCTCTACCTGCAGGCGCGCGGCTCGATCGTGCGCGATCTCGGCTACCAGATGGAGGGGCTGGACCGGCTCGGCTCCAACGACCTGACCATCTTCGCCACCCATCTATTCAACGGCTACCAGATCGAGGAATGGGACTACGCGCAGGTGCCAAACAGCGTGGTGTGGGCAGTGCGCGACGACGGCACCCTGCTGGGGCTCACTTACGTGCGCGACCACCGCGTCTGGGGCTGGCACCGGCACGTCACCGACGGCGCTTTCGAGTCGGTGGTGGTGGTGCCGGAGGGCAGCGAGGATGCGCTGTACTGCATCGTTCGCCGCACCATCAACGGCCAGACCAGGCGCTACATCGAGCGGCTGACCAGCCGGCAGGTCGACGCGCGCACCGATATCTGTGACGTGTTCTTCGTCGACTCCGGGCTCAGTTACGACGGCCGCAACGCCGACCCCGGCCACAGCTTCACCCTCAGCGGCGGTAGCAGCTGGGGCTACGACGAGGAACTGACGCTCAGCTCCAGCGCGGCCGACTATTTCAGCGCCGGCGACATCGGTAACGCCTGGCAGCTGACCCGCGGCGACGACACGGTGACCGTCACCTGCACCGGCTACACCGACGCCGAAACCATCACGGTGCTGGCCAACAAGACCGTGCCCGCCAGCCTGCGCGCCAGCGCTACCGCCGAGTGGGCCAAGGCGGTCGACGACCTGAGCGGGCTGGACCACCTGGAAGGCTGCACGGTGGCCGTGTTCGCCGACGGTAACGTGGTCGACAACGGGCTGGACGATGCGGCCTACCAGGTCAGCGGCGGCGCGATCACGTTGGCCGAACCGGCGGCGGTGATCCATGTCGGGCTGCCCTACCAGGCGACGCTGGAGACGCTGAACCTGGACGATCCGGCCGGCGAGACGCTGGCCGACAAGAAGAAGCTGGTGACGCGGGTGACGTTGCTGGTGGAGTCCAGCCGCGGGGTGTTCGTCGGCCCGGACGCCGACCACCTGCAGGAATACTACCAGCGCACCGACGAGGCCTGGGGCGAGCCGACCCGGCTGCGCACCGGCTACATCGAGGTGCCGGTCCATGCCGACTGGAACGACAACGGCCGGGTGCTGATCCGCCAGCGCGACCCGCTGCCGCTGACCGTGCTGGCGGTCGTGCCGTTTGGCGAAGTGGGGGGATAGGGCTATGGGTGCCACTGCGATTCTGGCGATCAGCACGGCCGGGTCCGCCTACGGCCAACACCAGGCCGGCGCGGCCAACCGGACGATCAACCGCTACAACGCCCGCATCGCCGAGCTGCAGGCCGAGGACGCGCAGGAGCGGGGCCGCGACGCCGAGGGCCGGGTGCGGGTGCAGACCCGGCAGACCATCGGCGCCCAGCGGGCGGCGCTAGCGGCGCAGGGCATCGACATCGGCGACGGCACCGCCGCGGCGATTCAGGAGGACACCGCCTACTTCGGCGAGCTGGACGCGCTCACCGTGCGCAACAACGCCGCCCTGGAGGCGTTCGGCTACCGCGTGCAGGGCGCCGATGCCTGGCTGCGCGGCGATCTGGCCTACATGGAGGGCCGCAACCAGGCGTACAGCACCATCCTCACCGGCGGCGCTCAGGCCTACTCCGTATTCAAGAGAGGGCAGGGCTGATGCCGACCGTGCCATTAACCACCGGCCGGCGCGTCGACCCGGCCGCCATGCCCAGCGCCCGCATCGGTGCGCGGGTCAGCCCGACCGCGGCCGGCGCCGGCATCGGCGAAGGGCTGAGCCGGGTCGGCCAGGCGGTGGCGCGCGTGGCCGACGACGAGCGGCGCCAGGCCAACCAGCTGCGGCTGCTGGACCTCGACGAGCAGCTGGCCCGCTTCCAGGTCGACACCGAGGTCGCCATCCAGGAATCGCGCGGCCGCAACGCCTTCGGCCTGCCCGAGCAGGTGCTGCCGGCGTTCGACGAGAAGGTGGGGGAGCTCACACAGGAGCTGTCCGACCCCGACCTGCAGCTGGCATTCCGCCGGCTGGCCAGCCAGCGCCGACAGACCATGGACCGGGCGCTGCAGCTGCACGTCGCTCGCGAGCGGCTGCGCTTCGACGACGAGCGCACCGAGGCCGCGCTGGCCACCGCCACCAGCGAGGCGCTGACCAATATCGACCAGCCGGAGCGGATTGCGCTCAGCCTGGCCCGCCAGCAGGCCATTCTGCGCGACCATGCCGCCCGCACCAGCAAGCCGGCCGAGTGGGTCGAGCAGCGGCTGGGGCAGGTGCAGAGCGAGTTGCACGCGGGCGTGATCGACCGCCTGCTGGCCCGCGGCGACGACATCGCCGCCAGCGAATACCTGACCGATACCCGCGCCGCCATCGACGGCACCGCGCTGGCCAAGCTGGACCGGGCGGTCGAGGCCGGCAGCCTGGCCGGCGAGAGCCGCCGCCAGGCCGACGCTATCCTCGCCCAGCACACCGACGACCGGGGCGCGGCGCTGGCGGCGGCCGCCAAGATCGAAGACACCAAAGTGGCCGATGCCACCAAGACCCGCATCCGCCAGTTCTTCAGCGATCAGCAGGCGGCCGAGGCGGCCGAGCAGGACCAGCTGACCGACCAGCTCACGCAGGCGCTCAACGACAGCGGCGGCGACTACGACGCCGTGGCGGCACAGGCCGGCACCCTGCCGGCCAACCTGCAGGCCGGGCTCAAGGCGCATGCCCGCGCCGTGCGCGAAGGGGTGGAGCCGGTCACCGACTGGACCCGCTATTACGACTTGAAGCAGCTGGCCAGCAGCCGCGAGACGCAGGCCGACTTTGCCCGCATCAACCTGCTGCAGTACCGCGGCGAGCTGGCCGACGTCGAGTTCAAGGAGCTGGCCGGGCTGCAGGCCACCTTGCGCGGCGGTAACCGCAGCCAGGCCGACAAGGCGCTCGACGGCTACCGCACCACCCGGCAGATCGTCGACGAAGCGCTGACCGCCATCGGCGTCGACACCACGCCGAAGCCGAGCAAGCGCGAGAGCTCCGATGCCGTGCAGGTGGCCAGCTTCCGCCGCCAGGTCGACGAGCAGGTCATGCGCCGGCAGGAGGAGCTGGGGCGGGCGCTGCGCAACGACGAGGTGCAGGGGATCGTCGACCATCTGCTGGTGCAGGGCACGGTGCCGGGTAGCGGCTGGCTGTTCGACGACCGCAAGCGGGTCTATCAGCTGCAGCCGGATGAAGACCTGGCGCTCGATGTCTCCGCCATCCCGAGCGCCGAGGTGCGCAAGATCCGCGACACGCTGACCCGCCACGGCCGGGAGATCACCGACGCCGCCATTGTCGAGCTGTACCGGCTCAAGCTGGAGAGGGTGCGCCCGCATGGCCAATGAGTACGACGCGCTGCTGCTGGGCGACGCGCCCGCTGCCGGCAACGACTACGACGCGCTGCTTGGCGACCTGCAGCAGCAGGACAGCCAGCGGCTCAAGAGCGCGCTGCAGGTGGCGGCCGAGGTCGACCCCGAGCGGCGCGCCAAGGCGGCGCGCTTGGCCGAGCAATCCCGCCTGCCGGTCGAGGTGGTGGAGCGCAATTACGAGCTGGTGGCCAAGCGCCAGCAGCGCGAGAACACCGACTACGACGCCCTGCTCGACCGCTACCAGCAGCTGAGCCAGTGGCTGACCGAGGACCCCACCAACGCCGCACTGGCGCAGGACGACTTGGACGGCCTGCAGCGTCTGCACGATGCGCTCACCACCGGCAAGGCAGTGCCGGTCGGCAGCGCCTACGACCAGCAGGGGTTCCTGGCCCGCAACGTGGCGACCCCGGCCAAGCGCGGCGCGAGCCTGCTCAAGGGCGGCGCGTCGATGGGTGCGGCCGCCAACATGCTCGACCGCATGGCCCTGCTCGACCGCATGGAGCCGCTGCTCGCGGCCGGCGACATGCAGGCGGTGATGGCGCTGGTGCCGCCGAGCGACCCCGACCCGCTGTTCAACCTGTACTGGAACACCTACGCCGAGGACCCGGCCAAGCGCGCCGATATCCGCCAGAAATACGAGCAGCAGCTGGCGCAGTTGCTGGCCTCGGCCGGCGAAGCGGCCGCCAGTCAGCAGGCGCTGCCGCAGAACCCGCGGCTGGCCGCGGCGCTGGAGTCCGGCAGTGCCCTGGAGATGCTGCGCACCGTGGTCGACGAGCCCAGCATCATCTGGCAGACCGGCGTCGAAAGCGCGGTGGCGGTGATTCCCGGCCTGCTGGCGATGCCGCTGGCCGGCCCCGGCGCGCTGGGGCTTAACTCGCTGATGCTGGAGTACGGCAACACCCTCATGGAGGGCTTAAGCGAGCAGGGCGTCGACATCGCCGACGAGGAGGCAGTGCTGGCGGTGCTGCGCGACCCCGAGCAGCGCGCTGCCTTGCAGCAAACGGCCATCGCCAAGGGCGTGCCGGTGGCGCTGTTCGATACCGTCTCGGCCGGTGTCGCCGGCAAGATCCTGGCGCCACGGCTGGTGGGTGGGCGCGAGCTGTCGGCCACCAGTCGCGAGCTGATTAACATCGGCGCCCAGCTGCCGGCGCAGGGCACTCTGGGCGCGGCCGGCGAGGCGGCTGGTCAGCTGTTGGCGCACGGCGAGATCAACGCCGCCGAGGTGCTGCTGGAGGGCGTGGCCGAGGTGTTCGGCTCCGGCCCAGAGATCCTGAGCTCGCGCGCCGCCCAAGCCCCGCTGCGCCGGCGCATGGCGCGGCTGGCCAGCGCCCGCCGCACGCGCGCCGTGATGCAGACCCTGGGCGAGATCGCGCCCGAGGTGAAACTCGGCGAGCGCGACCCGGCGCGTCTGCGCGAACTGGTGCAGCGGCTGGGCGAGCAGGGCGGCATTGCCGACCTGCTGGTGCCGGTCAGCTTCTGGCAGGAGCACTACGCCGCCCAGGGCCTGGACCCGCGCGAGCAGGCCATCGAGGTGCTGGGCGATGCGCTCGCCTACGACGAAGCGGTGGCCACCGGCGCCGACTTGGCCGTACCGATGGGCAGCTACGTCGCCAAGATCGCCGCCACTGCGGATCACCAGGCGTTCATCGACCAGGCGCGGCTCGACCCGCTCGACCCCACCAACGCCGCCGCCGATGGCTGGGCGCAGACCCTGGCCGAAGGCATCCAGGAGGCGGCCGGCGCCGATTCCGCGCTGGCGCAGAGCGTCGAACAGGTGCGCCAGGACATCCTCGGCCAGCTCGCCGGCATCATGCCGCGCGACGAGGCCGAGCAGAACGCCGCGCTGATGGCGGCCCGCTACCGCACCCGCGGCCTGCTGCGCGGCATGGACCCGCTCGAGCTGTACAGCCAGCACCGGCTGCGCATCCGCGCACCGGCGCCGGAGATCCTGCAGCGGCGCGAAACCCGTGACCAGCTCGACCGGCTGCTGGACCGGCTGCGGGCCGGCGACCTGCCCAGCCAGCAGGATGCGTTCGGTCCGAGCCTGCTGGAGTTTCTGCGCGCGCACGGCCTGCAGGACGACGGCGGCGAGCTGGCCGCGCGCGACCTCGACGTGGGCCTGCAGCCCGGCCAGCAGCGCATCGTGCGACCGGGCGGCCTCACCCTCGACCACGCCGCCGAGCTGGCCCACGAGGCCGGCTATCTGCCCGAGCGCAATCTCGACCTGCTGCTGGAGGCCGTCGACCGCGAGGCGAGCGGCGAGCCGGTGTTTGCGCCGGAGCTTACCAACCAGCAGCAAGCCGATCTGCGGCTGGCAGCGGAAGAACTGGAGCGCTACCTCGGCCAGCAGGGCATCAACCTGGCCGATGTCGACAATGCCGCTATCCGGCAGCTGCTCGACACCGGCGCGCTGCCAGAGGAGCGGCCGGCATCGGAGGCGGCGCAGACCTTTCAGCAGTTCGCCGGCCCCAGCGCCGAGACCGCCGACCAATATGCGCTGGCGGCAGCGCAGGAGTTCCTGGCAGCTGGCGCTGACCCCGAGCAGGTGCGGCAGACCACTGGCTGGTTCCAGGGCATGGACGGCCTGTGGCGGTTCGAGATCGACGACAGCCAGGCACGGCTGCGCGGCTGGGACCCAGCCAGCGAGCAAGTGGAGAGCACCAGCACCAACGCCGACTATTTCACAGACTGGACCGAGGAGGCCAAGGTGCGCGGCGTGCCGCTCGGCCACGTGCTGCACCACCCCAGGCTGTTCGCCGCCTACCCGCAGCTGAGTCACATCCGGGTGCGCGTCGATCCCGACACGACCCGGCTGCAGGCCAGTTACCAGCCGCGTTCGCGCACGGTCACGTTGCCCGACCAGTACAGCCTGAGCGCCGAGGACCAGGGGCGTTATCTCGGCGTGCTGCTGCACGAGATCCAGCACGCTATCCAGACCGTTGAGGGCTTTGCCATCGGCGGCAGCCCCGATCGCATCCAGCGGGCGGCAAGCCAGGTCCGCGACAGCGCCCTGGAGCGCATGCAGTCGCTGCAGCGCATGCTCACCGAGCTGGCCGAGAGCCCGCCACAAGACCTCGGCCCCGACGACCTGGCGGCCGCGCTGGCCGAGCTGGGGGCGCAGATCGCTGATGCCCGCAGCGAGGCCATCGAGGCGACCCAGGAGACCGACCCGGAAGGCGCGTTCCAGGCCTATCGGCGACTGGCCGGCGAGATCGAGGCCCGCAACGTGCAGGCCCGGCAGACGCTGACCGAGGGCGAGCGCCGCGGCCTGGCGCCGGAGGGTACCCAGGACATCCCGCCGCCCGAGGCCATCGTCGTCTTCAACGGCCAGGAGATGGCGAGCCGGCCGGCCAATGACGGCACCACCCGCGACCTGATCGCCCAGCACAACCTGACTGCCGGCAACCTGTTGCACGCCGACCGCATGGGCGGGCTGGCGGTACCGTCATTGGCCATCACCACGGTCGACCAGCCGCTTGTCAATTTCGGCGAGATCACGCTGCTCGGTCCGGTCGAGATGGCCGACCCCAGCGGCTACGCTCGCACCCAGGTGTTCGGCGCCGACATCTACAGCCCGCGCTACCCCGGCGTGGTGTACGAGGTGAGCGGCGCCAAGCTCCGCGCGCTGCGCGAGCAGCTGGCCGACGCCATCGCGCTGACCGAAGACAACTCGCTGACCGAGGACCAGATCGAGGACAAGGGCCTCGATCTGCTGGCAAACAGCCGCGCGGTGCTGGCCGACTTCCTGCAGCGCAACGGCATTGCGCCCGATCTAGCGCACCGACCGCCGCGGGTTCCGTCGGAGCGCGAGGCCGGCCTGGAGCGTTGGTTCGGTCCCGAGGGGCGGCAGGTGTCGCTGGACGACCCGGCTTTTGTCGAGCGGGCAGTGGCCTCGTACCTGGCGGACCTGCAGAGCCTGCCCGGCTGGGAGGCCGATACCGAGGTAGCCAAGTGGGTGGCGGCACTGCAGGCCGAGGGGCGGGCCGGCGAGGTGGCCCGGCGCAGCGCGGTCAACGACATCCTCGGCGAGCTGCAGCAGATCGGTGAGCCGCCGTCGCTCGATCCCTGGGCCACCAAGCAGGCGCTGGAGGCGCAGCTGGCCGCGGCCGACCTGGGGGCGGCATTCGAGGAGCATGTGCATAGCCTGATGCAGTCGCTGGACGCCAAGGAAAAGCTCTTTATGGGCTTCACCCACGCCGGCAACCGGCGATACAAAACGCACACGCTGCAGAACGTGGTCAACATTCTCAAGAAGGAGCTGCGCGGCGGCGAGTCGTTCAACTACGGGGTCGGCAGCCTGCGCGCGCACTTTACGCCGCGCTTTAAGAGCCTCAAGCAGATCCGCGCCGAGAAGGGCCGGCTGGTCAGCCGCGAGCAGTTCGAGACAGTCAAGGCCGAGATCGACGCCGAGTTCGACGCCATTCGCGAGGCGCTGGCCGCCTACAGCGACCGCGGCGAATCGTTCGGTTTTGCCGACGCCGTGATCGGTGTGCTGGAAGACAGCGCCTCCATGGGTGTGCCGGCGGCGCTGCCCCAGCACGGGATGGAGGGCGTGCCGGAGGCTGTCCAGCGCCAGGTCGCCGAGTTCCTGGCGAAGCTGCGTCAGCTGCCGACCGAGTATTTCGAAGCCAAGATCCTACGCGACGTGGCGCTGGCTGAGTTCCGCGCGGCCGTGGTGCCGGACAACCTGAGCCCGAAGGCGCGGGCGGCGCTGGCGCAGAACATCGAGCCCAGCCGCACCCACACCTACAAGGCTGGGGACGACGCCGATCGGGCGCGGGTGATCGGCGAGGCAGCGCGGGCCGACCAGGAGCGGGTATTGTTCCAGTCGGACGGCGCCCTGGACCAGCGCCAGCGCCGCGTTGCCCGCGGCTCGATCACCTTCGGCGCCGACGCCACCACCATCCGGCTGCTGCAGGACGCCAACCTCTCCACCTTTCTGCACGAGTCCGGCCATCTGTTTCTGGAGGAGCTGGCCGAAGACGCGCAAATCCCCGGTATCGCCGAGACGGTGCAGCAGGACATGGCCACCGTGCAGGCGTGGTGGCAGCAGCAGGCCGGGCATATCCACAGCCTGATGACGCCCGAGCTGCGCGCCGAAGTCGAGGCCGCCGGCGGGGCCGAGTTGATCCGGCAGGTCGCCGCGCGCTGGCGCGCGCCGCAGGGTCCGCTGGAGAGCCGCATCGTCACCGAGATGCACGAGTATTGGGCGCGTGGCTTTGAGGCTTACCTCCGCGGCGAGGACACGGCCGAGTTCGCCATCGCGCCGTCGAGTGAGCTGCGCGCCGCCTTCGCTCGCTTCCGCGCTTGGCTGGTGGCGCTGTACCAGTCGCTCGCCGAGCTGCGGGTCAATCTGACCCCGGAAGTGCGGGCGGTGATGGACCGGCTGCTGGCCACCGAGCAGGAGATCGCCGCCGCCGAGGCCGAGGGCGAAGTGGCGGCCTTGTTCACCGACGCCGAGGCGGCCGGCATGTCCGAGGCCGAGTTTGCCACCTACCGCAAGACGGTGGCGGAAGCGAGCCAGCAGGCGCGCCAGACGCTGCAGCAGCGACTGATGGCGCAGTACCAGCGCGAGCGCGCGCAGTGGTGGAAGGAGGCCCGCGCCGCCATCCGCGACCAGGTCGAGCAGGAGCTCAATGCCCAGCCGGAGTACCGGGCGCTGGCGTGGTTGGCCACCGGCAAGGAGCCGGGTGGCGACGCGCTGCCGGGCGGGCTGGAGCCGTTCAAGCTGGACAAGGCGGCCATCGTCGCCAGCCACGGCGAGAGCTTCCTGCGGCAGTTGCCGGGGCCGCGCAACCAGGAGCACCGCAGCGCCTACCTGTACGCCCGCGAGGGCGGTATCCATCCGGACCTGGCCGCCGAGCGGCTGGGCTTTGCCAGCGGCGACGCCCTGCTGGATGCCCTGGCCAGCCTGCAGCCGAAGCGGGCCGTGCTGGAGGCCGAGACCGACGCCCGCGTGGTCCAGGAGCACGGCGACCTGCGTTTTGACGGCACCATTGCCGACGCCGCCCGCGAGGCGGTGCACGGCGACCAGCGCAGCCGGATCGTGCTGGCCGAGCTGCGCGCGCTCAGGCGCAAGCAGCGCGAGGTGAGCCCATTCGTGCGGGCCGAGCGCCAGCAGCAGACCCAGGCGCGGCGCGAGGGGGTGGCGCAGATCCGCGAGGCGCTGCCCTCCTTGGCGGTGGTGCGGCAGATGGCCGACGGCCGTATCGGCCAGATCCGGCTGCGCGAGCTCCAGCCGCACCGCTACCTGCAGGCCGCCCGCCGCTCGGGGCGCGAGGCGCTGACGGCGGTGGGGCGTGGCGACTGGCAGGCGGCGGCGATCGCCAAGCGGCGCGAGCTGGTCAACACCGAGCTGTACCTGGCGGCGGTGCGGGCGCAAGAGCGCCGCGACAAGATGGTCAAGCACCTCAAGGGTCTGGCCAGGCCGGTCGCGCGCGAGCGCATCGGCAAGGGCGGGATCGCCTACCTGGAGCAGCTGGACGCCCTGCTGGAGCGCTTCGAGTTCGCCAGCGTGCCGCTCAAGGATCTGGACGAGCGGGCGAGTCTGCTGGCCTGGTACCAGGAGCAGCTGGCCGCCGGCTTCGAGCCGGCCATCGACCCGGCGCTGTTCAACGAGGCCAGCCGCCGCAACTACCGCGAGCTGACCCTGGACGAGCTGACTGGCATCTACGACGCCGCCCGCTCAATCGAGACACTGGCCCGCCGCTCCCGCCAACTGCGCGCCGGCGAGAAGCTGGTCGAGCGCGAGCAGGTGGTGGCCGAGCTGGTGAGCCAAGCGGCCGAGGCCCGCAAGCGACGCAAGCCGCCCAAGGAGGATATTCTCAAAGGCTGGCTGGATCGTGCTGCCGACCGCCTCGGCGAGTTCGACGCCGACATGATCCCGGTCGAGACGCTGGTCGAGTGGCTGGACGGCGGTGCTACCGGCCCCTGGCACGATTACCTGTTCAACCTGGCCAGCGCGGCGCAGACCGCCGAGCTGGATATGCATGCCCAGGTCGGCGAACGGGTCGGCCAGCTGATCGACGGCTTGCTCACGCGCGACAGCGTGCGCATGACCGACACCTTCCAGTCGAGCCTGCGGCCGGAGCAGCCGTTCTCGCGGTTCGCGGTGATCAGCCTGGCGCTCAACATCGGCAACGAATCGAACTGGGACAAGATGCTGCGCGGCTTCGGCTGGCAGGGCCGCGAGGCCGAGGTGCTGGCGCTGATCGGCCGGCTCGATGCGGCCGACCTGGAGTTCGTGCAGCAGGCGTGGGACGCCGTCGACACGCTGTGGCAGCCGCTCAACGAGTTGCAGCAGCGGGTGGCCGGGGTGCCGCTGGACAAGGTCGAGCGGCGGCCGGTCACCATTACCCTGCGCAGCGGCGAGACAGTGGAGCTGGCCGGCGGTTACTACCCGCTGGTGTACGACCCGCGCCACTCGACGCAGGGCCTGCAGCAGGAGAGCGGGCCGCTGGCCGGGCTGGTGGAAGAAGGCTATGCGCGGGCCACCAGCCCGAGCAGCCACCGCAAGGGCCGGACCCGCTTTGCCGCGCCGCTGCTGCTCGACCTCAATCACGTGCTGCAGAAGCACCTGGCCGGCGTCATCAAGGATCTCACCCACCGCGAGTTCCTGATCGACGCCAACTGGCTGCTGCAGCAACCGCAGATCCGCGCCGCCCTGCAGGACCACTTGGGCGACCGCTACGAGCGGCTGTTCATGCCCTGGCTCAAGGGCATCGCCAACGACCGCGTGGCCAGCGCCGGCGACAGCCTGACCGGCTACGACCGCGCCATCGAAGGCGCCCGCTCGCGGGTGACGCTGGTGGCGCTCGGCTACAAGGCGACCACCATGCTGGCGCAGTTCGCCGGTGCGCCGAACGTGATCGAATACATCCGCAGCCACTACGGCAGCCGCTACTACCTCGACGCCATCAACCGCGTGGCGCGCAACCCGCTGGCCGCCCATCAGTTCGTGGTGGCGCGCTCCGGCGAGATGCGCCACCGCTTCCAGACCATCGACCGCGACATCCGCGACGAGCTGCGCCGCATCAAGTCCGGCAAGGTCGGCATTCTGCGGCGCAAGATCGAGCGCGGTGCCTTTTTCGGCATCGTCATGACCGAGAAGCTGGTCAGCATTCCGGCCTGGCTGGCCGCCTACCGTGGCGCCCTGGCGCAGGGCGCGACCGAGGCGCAGGCGATCCATGCCGGCGATGCCGCCGTGCGCCGCACCCAGGGCGCCGGCGGTGCCAAGGACCTCAACGCCCTGCAGCGGCGGCGCGGGGTGATGCGGATGCTGACCATGTTCCTGACCCCGTTCGCGGCGCAGTACGGCCGGTTGCGCTCGGCCGGCGACCTGGTCGGCCAGCGCGGTGCGCGCTACGCGCCGGAGCTGGTCATCAGCGCTGCGCTGATCACCATGTTGCCGGCGGTCATCTCCGAGCTGCTGGCGGCGCGCGGGCCGGAGTGCGAGCCGGGCGATACCGATTGCTGGGCCAAGTGGCTGGCGGTGACCTCGGTGGCCAGCCTCGCTACCCCGGTGCCGATTCTGCGCGACATCGCCCACGGCCTGGAGGCGTACGCGCTGGACGGCTCGCTGCGCGATGCCCGCTTCAGCCCGGTGCTGGACGCCATCAACCGCATTACCCGCACCACTATCCAGGCCGGCGAGGCGGTGTACGAGGACGACCTGAGCGACGAGCAGGTCTTCGACCTGCTGGAGTCCAGCGGCTACCTGCTGCGGCTGCCGACCGGGCAGGTGCGCATCACGCTCGACTACCTGTGGGACCTGACCAGCGGCGAGACCGAGCCGGAGGGGCCGGGCGATATCGTCCACGGCCTGCTGTACCGGCGGTCGCGCGACGAACAATAGCGAGACACGAGGGCTGCCATGACGGTATCCAGCGAGAACCGACGTAACGACTACGAGGGCACTGGAGCTGCCGACACCTTCCAGTACACGTTCCCGGTCCTGCGCAAGCAGGACCTGCGGGTGCTGGTGGCCGACAGCTTCGGCGCCGAAACCACGCTGACGGTCGACGTCGACTACACGGTGCGCGGGGTCGGCACGAGCGGCGGCGGCGAGATCGTGCTGACCGCCGGCCCGTTGCCGGCCGGCTACCACCTGACCCTGCTGCGCGACATGCGGCTCACGCAGCCGACCGACCTGCGCAACCAGGGCGGCTACTCGCCGGAGGTGGTGGAGACCTCGCTCGACCGGGTCGTGATGACCCTGCAGCAGCAGCAAGAGGAGCTGAACCGCGCGGTCAAGGTGCGCGCCTCCAGCACCGAGCATCCGGACACCTTAATAGAGGGTGTCAAAGAATCCGAAGCGGCGGCGGCGAACAGCGCCGACACCGCCGGCAAGCACCGCACCACGGCCGGCCGCTGGGCGACGCAGCTGGGGGCGACGGTAGTGGATACCGATAGTGGCGTGGATTCGGGCCAGTACAGTGCTCGGGAGCACGCCATCGGTGAGGCGGTGCCGGACGGCTCGGCGAGGCAGTGGGCGCAGAAGACCAGCGGCCCGGTCGAGGATGGCGGCTACAGCGCCAAAATGCACGCGGTCGGCGACACACCGGACGGCTCGGCGAAGGACTGGGCGAGCAAAACGGATGGCCCGGTTGCGGGTGGGGAGTACAGTGCGAAGAAACACGCACAGGATGCCAAGGCCGAGGCAAAGCAAGCAGCTGCCGCCGCCGCCAGCGCCTACTACCACGCCCGGTTCCTGTTGGAGAACACCGACGAGCTGGTGATCTACCTCGACCCGGAGGTGGGGCCATGAAGCTGTCGGTATCGCAAGGTGGCGCGCGGACGGAGATCAGCAAGGCATCTGTGCAGCGCGTTGGGCTGCGCCACCCCGCCGACCTCGCCGCCGGCACGCTCGATGGCGTGGAGGTGGTGGATGGCGGGCTGCGGCTGGGGTCGGGGCATGAGCTGATCGAGAATGGTGATTTCAGCGCGGGGATGGCGGGCTGGCGGCTCAGGGCGCCGGATCGTGGCACGGCCCGCGTCGTCGGCGGCGAGCTGGAGATCGTGGACGACGGCAGCAATCCGAACGGCCCGAGCGTCGTCCCTGATTACTCGCTGTCGCTGAGCGTTGGCGCGTGGTATCGCGCGGCCTGTGATTACCGAGTCGTGTCTGGGTATGGGCAGCTAATAATCACGCTCGGAGGACCGGCTAGCGCGCTGGCCGGCGCCGGCTCTCATGCGGAGATGTGGCAGGCCAGCGACCCCGCCCAGGCGCCGGCTTTCTACAGTCGCGACAGCTCCACCGTATACTACGACAACATCTCCGTCCGCCAGCTCCACACCACCGGCACCCGCACCGCCGCGCTCAATCTCAGCTCTGCCGGCCGCTACGCCGACAGCACGCTCACATGGCAGGCCGACGCGCCCGCCGGTACCGCGATCACGGTCGAGATCAGCCACGACGACGGCGCCACGTGGCTCGCCTGCACCAACGGCCAGCCTCTACCCGGCCTCACTGCCGGCCAAGCGCTCGGCACCGCCCTGCTGCGGCAGACGCTGACGACGGACGACCCGACTGTCTCGCCGGTGCTGCACAGCCTCAGCGTACTGGTCAACTCCGAGCCGCGCATTGCGCTGTCGAAGATCAGTGTGGTGCAGGGCGGGGTGCGGCGGATTGTCTGGCCCGCAGGCTTCGGGTTCGAGCTGACGCTGACCGAGAACCTGTTCAATTTCGTCCTGACCGATTGGCTACTTGCGCAGGGGTGGGATGGGGTATCGCGGGTCGCCGGCGTGATTACGATTCCCGAGGAGTTGTACATCTCCTGTGATATCCGCGTACCTGTCGGCAGCATCGGTGAGCCCGCTTTCGACACCGGCGTTTACCCTGCCGACTCGGACGTGACGCTGGTTATTCCGGGACTGCTGGCCGGGGTGGCGGGGGTGGGAGGGTTAGGCAATGGTTCCCAGGCCGATCCGGGCACTCCCGGCGGCACGGCGCTGGTTGCCCGCTCCCCGCTGAAGCTGGACCTGACCGGGCTGCTGGCAGGCGGAGGTGGTGGTGGCGGCGGCTACAGCGATTTTGAATTTGACTCCGGCGGCTTTGGGGCCGGCTACTACGATCCCCGATTCGGGAGCCCCGCCATGCGAATGACGCCGGGCAGGGGCGACCAAAAAGCAGGCGATGGTGGAGCCTTTGGCGAGCCCGGTGAGCCCGGTGAGCCCGGCGGTAAGGCGTTTGGCGACGGCGGCCCAGCCGGCTACGCCATCCGCGGCGAGGACAACATCACTTGGCTCGCCGGCAACGATGCGGCGCACGTGAAGGGCCCGCGGAGCCCGACGCCATGAAGCCCGTACTGCTTTTTGCCCTGCTGCTGCTCGCCCTGCCGGCCCAGGCCGAGCGGCCGGCGCTCTACATCGAGGGCGCGGTCGGCATCGACCAGCACAGAGATGATTCCGGCATCGGCGGCCAGCGCACCCTGGGCCAGCTCACGCTCGGTGCCGAGTACGACGGTATCTTTCTCGAGCTCCAGCACCTCAGCGATGTGCAGGTCGAAGACGAGCACGGCGGCTACAACGTGCTCTGGCTTGGCCTGCGTAAGCGCTGGCAGCTGTAGCGGCAGGACGAAACCACCACCGACCCGCACCGGTTTCTTTGTGCCTGGAGAGCGATAATGCGCACCATCAACAAAATCATCATCCACGCGGCCTACACCCCGCCCGGCATGGACATCGGCGCCGCCGAGATCCGCAGCTGGCACGTCGACGGCAACGGCTGGGCCGACATCGGCTACAACCACGTCATTCGCCGCAACGGCGTGGTCGAGGAGGGGCGGCCAATAGAGCAGCAAGGCGCCCACGTCGCCGGCCATAACCACGATTCCATCGGTATCTGCCTGGTGGGCGGTGAGCTGGCCGGGGCCGGCGCGCAGACACCGGACTGCAATTACACAGCCGCGCAGTGGGCCGCACTGGAGGCGCTGGTCGGCTACTACAGCCGGCGCTTTCCGGGTGCGGCGATCCGCGGCCACCGCGACTACGACCCGAAAAAGGCCTGCCCGTGCTTCGACGTGGCGGCTTGGTGGTCTCAACAAGGGGGGAAGGCAGCATGAATCCGGCACTTATCGGCGGTATCTTCGAGATCGGCAAGAGTCTTATCGGTCGGTTGTTTCCAGATCCGGAGCAGCAGGCGAAGGCGGAGCTTGAGCTACTGGCAATGCAGCAAACGGGAGAGCTCAAGGAGCTGGAGACGCGCATGTCGGCGATACTCGCCGAAGCCAGCAGCGCAGACCCCTGGACGAGCCGCGCCCGGCCGTCGTTCATGTATGTCTTCTACGGCGTGATCTTGTCGCTGGTGATCGTCGCGCCACTGATCGGCGTGTTCTTTCCGGCGCAGATGGAGCTGTTTTTCGGCAATGTCGGCCGGGGATTTGCGGCGATTCCGGAAGAAATGTGGTGGACCTTTACTGCTGGCTATCTCGGCTATGCCGGCGTGCGCACCTACGAGAAGAACAGGGGTGTCGCCAAGTAGCTCGCGCAGGGGGCCGCTAGGTCGCCATTGCCGCCACGGCGACGGCGTTCGATAATCTCCGGCCTGTCCACCGCTGTGCGCCCGCGTCCGCCTCCAGTCTGAACGAAAGCGGGTATCAGAGCGGGCATCACGCCGCGCACCCAGGTATCCAATCGAGGCAGGGCGCGGCTTTGGAGCGCTATATGCTGCTGATGATCGATCAGCGGCATGGGGGACCGCGGCGGATCGGCGCGCACGGCAGTGGACAGCGCGCCGTATTATCCGGTGCGGCCCGACGCAGCACGAGGCATCCACCTACGTCCATCGGCGTGCGTTGCCATCCCCGCAAAAAGCGGGCATCCTGGCGGGGTTCCCCTGGCCGATACCCGCTTTGATGGCCCTGACCGATACCAAGATCCGCCAAGCCAGGCCCGGCCCGAAGCCCGTCAAGCTCACCGACGGCCGCGGCCTGTACCTGCAGGTGCAGCCCTCCGGCGCTAGGCTCTGGCGCTACCGCTATCGAATCGCCGGCAAGGAAAACGTCTATGCGGTGGGCGAGTACCCGCGGGTGTCGCTGGCCGATGCCCGCCAGGCGCGGGAGTGGGCGCGCACGCAGGTGGTGCAGGGGTTGCATCCAGCTCATGTGCGCAAGATTGAGCGGCTGGCGCAGCAGCACGCCAACGCCACCACCTTCGAAGCGGTGGCGCGGGAGTGGATCGCGGAGAAGGAAAAGAACTGGACGCCGTACTACAAGCGACAGGTAGAGCGGGGGCTTGAGGCCGACATCTTCCCGGAGCTCGGATCGCTGCCGATCCGGCAGGTGGAGCGCAATGCCGGGCTGCTCCTGGAGGCGCTGAGGAAGGTGCACAAGCGGGGCGCCGAGGTGGTGGCGCTCAACCTGCGCCAGTGGTGCTCGGCGATCTTCCGCTATGCGGTGGCGACCATGCGCGCCGACTCGGACCCGGCGGCAGCGCTCAAGGGCGCACTGGAGCGGCCGGCCGTGGTGCACCATGGCACGCTGAGCCGTGCTGAGATCCCGGCGTTCCTTGCGGCGGTGGACGGCTACAGCAGCGGCTATGCGACCACGCGGATCGCGCTGCGGCTGCTGCTATATCTGTTCGTGCGGCCGGGCGAGCTGCGCCAGGCCGAGTGGGCAGAGTTCGACCTGGACGGTGCGGAGTGGCGGATACCGGCGGGACGGATGAAGATGCGACGGCTGCACGTGGTGCCGCTGCCGCGCCAGGCAGTGGCGCTGCTGCGCGAACTGCACAGCCTCACCGGCGGCCGGCCGCTGCTGTTCCCGAACCTGCGCGACCCGGCCCGCTGCATGACCATCACCACGCTAAACCGGGCGCTGGAGCGGATGGGCTATGCGGGGCGGCTATCCGGCCACGGCTTCCGCGGCACCGCCTCGACCATCCTGCACGAACTCGGCTACCCGCCGCTGGTGATCGAGCGCCAGCTCGCCCACGCGCCGCGCGACAAAGTGGCGGCGGCCTACAACCATGCCGAGTTTCTGCCGGAGCGGCGGGCGATGCTGCAAGCCTGGGCAGACTTTGTTGATGGGCTGCGCGAGCCGGGCCAGGTGGTGCCGATTAAGCGGTCCTCGGCTTGACCGCCCACCTATCCGCCTCCGGCGGCGCAGTCTCCGTCCACCACCATTGCGGGTGGTCCACATGCTCCGGCATCGGTAGCGCAACGATGACGCCGTGCACCACGCTCATTTGGTAGTGCAGCCCATCGTCGATGTACGTGTCGCCGGGCTCTGCTGCTGTCAGCGCAGCGCACCACATCGTGCCTGACCCCGGCAGTGACCATCGCGGCTGTCGGCTCCACCGGCACCAGCCGGTATCCCGCCGCCTCGGCAGCGGCGAGGGCCGCGTGGGCCGCGTTCTCTGCCGTTTTCCAGTCGATGCCGGCGGCGATTTCGATTGCATCGCCCATCGCCTCGATTGGTTCGTCGTCACGCATCGCCGCTCTCCTGTGCTGTGGACTGCTCAGCGGGCTGGGAGAGGGTGGCCCGGAGCTTCTTCACCGCGTCGTAGAGGCTGGAGAGCCAATCGCCTTCGTACCACGTCTCCTTACCGTCCACGCGGCGCTTGATATCCAGCGTCTTGCGGGGGTGCAATTCAGCCAGCAGGTCGCGCCCATCCACATGGGAGAACGTCGCATCGTTGACGCGCTCGGCAGCCCTCCGCACCCGCGCCAGCTCTGCCCGCAGCTCCCGTGCCGCGCCTTGATGCCGACGGGCGATCTCATACATCCGGCGCGAGTGGGCTTCTTCGGCGGCGAGCTGCCACTGCAGTGTCTCGATATCGCGCTCCATCCTGACGACCATGTCGCGCCAGTCGCTATCACTCATGCTCATGCATCACCTCCCGGCGCCGGCATCAGCGGCGGCATTTGGCCGGTTTCGTAGGCGCGCGCGATCTGCGGCCGCATCCAGCGGCCGACAGTTCCGCCGTCCGGCAGGCAGATATGCGCCAAAAACTCGGATTCGAATTCGGTGATCCCGCTCTCGACCGCCTCGAGCTTGGCCTTGATCACAAGGGCGAGCGCGCGCCAGCGCTGCCGGCAGGCTTGCTCCCATGCCTTTTCGGCAGCCAGTTCGCTGCGCTCCTTGCCGGTGGGCGTCTGCGTAAACTCCCGGCTGTGGCGGTCCGGCATGGGCAGGTCGAAACGGACCCGCCGGCCCGCCATCTCGAAAGCGACGACAGCCGCGTCCTGCTGCCAGCCGTACATAAATCCAGTGGCACCGTAACGGCGCAGGATCGTCTCGATCTCAGCGCGCGATCGCTCTGAGCTGACGCTTGTGTTCTCGGCGTACCTTGCCATCAGGTGTCCTCCTTCTTGTACGGAACGACATTCGCCAGTTCCCGTTGAACGCCGCCGCTGTCCCGAAACTCCTTCCACAGCAGCAGGTGGCCCGGGCAGTAGTGAGTGTCCGGCGCCACTTCGTAGGCGTGGCTCGCGCACAGCGGAAGGTCGCAGGTGCGCCCATCGGCGACGGGGAAGTCGCACAGGTAGCCGCTCACTGCGGCGCAACGCTCCGCCAGGCAGTGCTGCCCAAGATCCCCTCAGCACGTGGGCGCTGGCGATGCTCTCGGCGCGGGCGCGCTCCGGTATCGGCAGGTCGGGGACCAGGTTCCACAGACGGGCCTGCAGGCGGGCGGTGGGGGAGCGGACCGCCTCCTGGGCGCATATGCACTCTGGGTCGGGCCAGCCGCAGTGGTCGCAGTGATCGTGGGTGATCATGCTGGCTCCCGGGGCACCTGGTCCACGTTGGCGTGGATCACGTCGAAGCTGAGCGCCCAGATCCAGGGGTTTACGTCCCAGCCGTAACCGCGCCTGGCGTTGATGGAGTCCCACAGCGAAAGGAACGACTCGCGCGGGGTTTCCAGCATGGGGGAGCACTGTGCCTCCGAATCCGAAAGCAGGTAGTTCCGCCAAAAGCGGCCATAAGGAAAGTCGATTGCCTCGAGGCCCTCCGCCTGTGCATCCGCCTCGCTGATCTCCTGCAGCCGCTGCACGCGCACGTCGGTGATGCGCAGGGTCAGGCGAGAAAAGCGGCGGGCCATATGGATCGAGGGGATCCAGCGCCCTGGATACTCCTCATGAGTCCCTTCGGCGCGGTAGATGACAGGACCAACCGGATTGGGCCAGTCGTTCACGATGAGTGGAGCGAACGCCTCCCGCACCCAGATCAAGTCGCCAACTGAGCCGTAGGGGCACTCCTGCCTAACGCCTACACGATGATGTTTTCCATTCCACCACCACACCGCTGGAGGCATGGCGAACGGATCGGGGTGCGAATTCTCAGGCCATTGCCTCGGCGGCTTCACGATCCGCCGCGTCTGCGTTTTCCGGCCGTCCAGCAGGGCGTTGATCATCGGGCTGCTGAAGAGGATTGGTCTTGCTTTAGTGCTCATGCGTGCCTCCTTACATGTGCCGCGAGTCGCCGCTTGCTTGCCGTCATTTCAGCGCCGGAGTGCGTGCCAAGGGCCTGCAGCAGGCGGTCCAGCGCCGCCCGGCGGGCGCTGGAAAAATCGGGCGCCGGGGCGTCCAGAATGAACACCGGGCCGATGGCCCCGCCCGTTGCGTGCTGAAAACCGAAGGTCGAGAAATAGCCGGCTTCTGTCCGGCCAATGCCGATTTGCCAGGTCATTTGGTGGTCCACGCGGTGCCGCTCCCAATGGCAGTCCTCGTGGTGCAGGCAGCGGTGGTTGTGCTTGCTGAGGCGCGCGATCGGCAGCTCAGGTTCTGCGGGCTCGAACAGATCGAATTGGAGGGCAGTGGTCATGCTGCTTCCTCGCGTTTCTTCTCATGGGTGAAGTTGGCCGCGACCAGCATCCGCTGCAAAAACCGATCAATGGCCGGCACCCGGCGCAGCCGCGGCTGCGGGTCGGTGACGCGCAGACTCAAGCGCAGCGCGCGGGCGTTGTTCTTGACGACGGCGAGAGAAGTGCCGAGCTCGGCGGCGATGTCGGTGTCCCGCATCCGGCCGGCGAGCGCGCGCAGACGGGTGACTTTGTGCTGGGGCAGGGTGACGCGCTGGGAGGACATGGTTAGTTGGCCTCCTTAGCGCGGGCGATGGCAGCGCTGGCGATCTCCTGCATGCGGAGCGCCATGCCGTGCGGCCCTATGCAGTGATCCAGGCGTATGGCAGCAATTTGCTCCAGCGCTTCCCGCAGCTCCCGCCGCTCAAACTGCAGCCGCGCGACGGTCCCTTTCAGCCGGAAGTTCTCGCGGTCCACATCCTTCGGCATGTCAAGATCCCGCCAGTCGCCGCCTCCCAGGGCGCAGCGGGCGCGGCCTTCGATCCAGCGCAGCCGGCGCGTCTTCGTCCGGCTGGCCCTGGCGACGCGCATGATGTGGTCCAGTGCGTCCACGTAGTCGGCGTCGTGCTCGTTCATTGCTCTTCTCCCTCCCCGCCACGCGCGCGCTCGCGCTGCTCGATCCAGGCGTCGACCTCGCGCTCCGGCCAGAACGACATACCGCCGTCCTTGACCGGCTCCGGGAACTGCTTGGCGCGGATGCGCTTGT